GAGGTCAATAGTATAATCGTCATCAGCACTACTAAATATAATCTCTTGCACATCTTCTGAACCATACTCACCTATACATATAGATATAGTTTCGTTTCCAGCTTCCTTAACATATAACCGGCTTACGTGATTTAAGAACAAAGAAGGAATCTCAAAGTTAGCACCCTCAGCAAACGTATGGTAACCGTTGCTTACTGGGAATATATCAGTACTTCCGTTATCATTAGAAACCGTTGGAGGATCAGACTTGTTGTAGTAGCTTACGTTGTAGTCTATCTGCACCCACCATACACCCTTATCAATAGATGCCTGGGCAGCAGTGATACTTGTGCTGCTATAATCGTTTTGTATGTATTCTTCTACCAAGGGTGCTATGTCAGAAGATAAATCGTTTCCTACAAAGACATCACGGAATAAAGTATAAGCTGCATCAGATGGTCTGCTGCCTCTAGCAGCATTCCATATATAAACCTCTAGGGTTACGTCAATCATAGACGTAGCTAAAGCTCCATAGTTAGCTGTAATGTATATAGGGCTTCTTGCTCCTACTAAGCTTTGTGGTGATACAATAGGCATTACTCAAATATGTTTTTTAGTGTGAATTTCATAAAGTTGTTTAGGTCAAGCTGGAACGCTTTGCTAATATCCTTGGGCAGTCGGCTGAACTCAAGCTTGAAAGCCTTTGTAAAGAAGTAACTAGGTTTGATGCCTTTGTGGTATATGCTTCTTTGAATTAGATAAACCAAGCTCTTGCGAGAAACGAACCTACCCTTTTCATCACGAATGTTTCTTAAGCCCTTTCGTACTGCCCACTTGTCGAGTGGGCCACGTGGCGGCATCTTGTCCTTATAGCTGTATGGAGTGTTGTATTTCTTCTTAATACCGCTAACCCCTTTGTCAATGAACTCGCCATATTCCTCCATCAAAAAAGATAGAGAAAACGAATCTCCGCTTTGGCTTTCCTTAAATGAGTAGTCAATGCTTTTTAGAAGCTCTCCAGAGGTGCTTTTTTTGCTTGAAATCAAGTTTTCCTTGGCCTTGGCCACTACCTGTTCTGCAAAGCGTGTGAACGATTTCTTTAGATATTCTGGCTTAAAAGCTCCCATTAGCAGATACTGGTGTCGTTGTTTGCAATGGTTATAGAAACACCCATATCCCAACCAGCAACTTGGTTATCGAACCGTTCAACGAACGGCTCACAGGTTGGTGTGCCTGAAACCTGATACTTGTCTACATATAAGTCCCCTCTTGATAGATCGCTCCATAGCTTGTTGGCTGCGGCCAACATAGTATTCAGCACATCCTGTTCGTTGTCGTTGCCACGGAACGGAATGTCTGCTTTAGGATCATCCTTGTTAAAATCAACCAAGTCCATAAACAATATGTTCAGGTTGAACGTAATTGTCTGCGGAGCGAACTGAGCGTTCTGCACAATGATGTGCGACAAAGGAAAGATAGTTTGCTTGGCCAAGTCAACTTCAATCAGATCTCCCTCGGTTACGGTGTTGATGCTGGGGTTCGCTTCCAGCGACACCCTAAGCTTTTCAAGTAGGTCGTAATACCCTCTCATATTTTAAGTATTTTTCTTTCTAAATCGTTCTTTTCTTTCTCATACATTAAGTATGTGAGCGCACTATGGATGGGGAGTCTACTAACATTTTCAAATTCTGTAACGCTCCCTTTAGCAAGGGTGTAAAAGCTTCCATACCATCCCCACTTTCTTGCAAAGTTTGCTTCTGCTGTGAGATCTCCTTGCTCTCCACCTCCAAATATCGAGTCATAGCCATCGACAAGTCGATCCCTAAATGATAAAAAAAAACCAGCGCACTCATTACTACATCAAGGGGCATCTTCTTCATTTGCTCGGCATACTTGTCTGTTCCATCGTACTCCTCTATGTCGTAGTATTCTCCTACTTGGTTTACGATTGGGCGGTAGAGTACCGCCATCACTCTGTGCATATTCTTCCAATCCGTGATGTTGCTGTCTATGTCTGTAAACTCTCCAAGGCTGATCTGCTCAAGGTTTGGTACAAAACCGAATATACGCTTCCCTAGGCTCTTTTTCATTATGAGCTGGGGCTTGGTTTGCAAATAGGAAAATATCCTCATAGAGATCTTCTTAACGTCGTTATACGACATCTTATCTACAAGTATCAAAGGCACATTGCAAAAGATCTCAACGCACTTCTGCGACAAGAACAATTCGTCATCACTCTGCAATAACACAAAGCGTTGGTACTGCTCAAGTGTAATGTCCTGCATCCCTTCCGGAACCTTGATGTCAATCTTCATATCTAAATAACGTTTTTATCTTACTGCGTACCTTCCGTAGTTCGGTCTGCTCAGTCGGTTGTATGTAGCATATCTTGCTGCATCAATAGCGTGGTTGAAAGCATCAACAGGTTTGTTAAGTACTTTGCCGTTATGATCCTCCACAAACTTATAGTTACGCAGCTCCTTGATTAAGTTAATGCTTTGCTTGGTAACATTCAATCTATAACGCTTCAGCATATCAATACCAGCCATTACGGAGTCCTTGCCCTTGGCTGTTGGTTTTATGTTCCATCCGAACAACTGAAGCTCCTTGATTGACTTCGGCTCTGCCGAGTCAGCAAAGATCTCATTGCGCTTGTCGAAGCCAAGCGTCTGAAGCTTAATGTGTATATCACGGTTTGTTAATCCTGTCTCATACACAAGCTCTTGGAAGTATAAGTCTATGTCCTTGCGGTAGGCCACGACCAACGTCGTGGGATCGTTGGTAAACCCGAAGTCCATCCCTGCTGCAACAAGCGATGCACCCTCCGGTATCTGCTCTACTTCTTGATGGGTGAAGATGACAGACTTACTTTGACCACGCTCCCCAAGACCATAGATGTTCCAGTAATTCTCGTCCGTTTGCTTGAGGCGTTCAATCTCTGATACAATGTTTTCTGATAGGAATGGATTATCAAGGTAAGTAGTTTTGTAGAACTCGGCATCGTCTCTTGGTATCACCCTATCGTATATCCAGTGATATTCATCAGAAGGGTTGTAGTCAATAATAATGCGACCAGTGGTACGCATAATGAGCTGCTGCCAATCCTCAAAGTGAAGCTCGTTGGCTTCGTTTATAAACAGCATATCGCGCTTACGACCACGAACCTTCTGTGGCTGGTCAAGGGATATGAACTCAATCATATTCCCACCTAAGTAATACTCGCTACTGCTTTTGTTGTGATTGTCGGGGTTGTATCTTCCTGCTCGTTCGAGGATTTCAAAGAAATCCCTCATACAAGAAGCTCTAACTGCTGGAAAGGTTTTACGGCAGATCGTGATTACCTGACCTTTGTTTTCTTCACGAAGGCAGTAAATCATAAGCCATATAAGAATGTTGTAGGTTTTGCCGGAACGAGTACCGCCCTGCTGAACTACAATCCTGCTTTGGCTATTTTCAAGGTGCTTGAATACACAATTAGTCTGAAGTGTTGCCATCTACAATCTCGATGCGGAGTCCATCTCCTCCGTCGTGTTGAATTTCTTGACGCTCAACATAGCCACGTCTCTTGCCCTTGGTCTTTAGATAGAAGATAGTGGACGTAGGATTGCCTCCGCTAATCTGCTTATGGAGCTGACTTTCTGCAAAGTCCAAAGCTACATTCTCCAGGTCCTCGACAGCAGCGTTGTAGGACTCGTCCTCTCGCAACCATTTATAATGGGTTTCTCTTGAGATTCCTACGTTCTTACAAGCGCTTGTAACAACCCCCAGCGACTTCTCCAATGCGGAGATCATTGCCTTTTTATTTATGTCAGTTTTTGTCATTCTTCTTCTTGTTCTTTAGGACCTCGATTACGGTTTCATTCTGAAGTTCTTGTTGCCTTTTCTGCAAGGTAGCTAAATGCTCTGGATCTAGCCTTTTCTTTTCACGCTCGGTTTTCACCTTGCGTACTCTTGCTATCTCATCGTTGATAGGTTCGCACTTCCACATTTGTTCTAGTGAGTAATATACAGCAGAATATCTATATGCGTGATCGTTGTCGTATTCTATGGTGCTTACTCCGTGGAGAATATCTTGCCCGTTGAATATGGTTACGGTGTTATCTGCTACTTCTAGTGCAAGGTCAAATTCAGGTATTACGAGATAGCCTCCTGCTACATCTCTTTTGAACACAACCATATTAGACAGCACCCCTTTGAAGTTACCACTATCAAAGTGGTACTTGAGCTGATTGTTCTTGTTCACAATTCCAGAAGTAAATGGAGTACCGCCAATCGTCCAATCCTGCATTACTCTTTCTTCTACTACCTTTGTGTGGAACTCATAGCGTTCAGGGAAGTATTG